TATTCTTTCCTTTGGTGAGGAATCTCTTTTTTGCTTGGAAAAGCCCTAAAGAAAAAGTACGTCCATCAGACCGCATTAACAAACAGAAACCATTTCTTCGGTAGGTCTCAGGAGGAATAGTCCAATTATTATTGATGGTGAATTTAACATCGAACTCCACATCAGGTAACGAACAATCGAAAATTATTCCCCCATCAATACCAAACTCTTTCTTAAATAAGATTTCCACCTTGGTTCCGATTGCGGTCTTCTCGGTTTTCTCAAGTTCAGAGATGCAGGTGCGATCTGTCCTTTGCTTGTCTAAAGCCCAATCAATTGCATCTTTTATAACCATGCCACACCGATAAAGGAAATCCGGCTCCTGCTCTAATCGTTCAATAATAGCAATAGAATTTTGTAAATCTTGGTAGTCAATGACTAATCACCTTTTTTAACATCATCACCAAGAAGATGATCGACATCTTTGCCAGAATCAATTTCTTGGGCTTTGTCAATCGCAGCAATGGAATCCTGCCACTCGGCAAGATAGCCATGAATCTCGTCCTCGGACTTAGCATCGACCATAGCAGGACATTTACAAAGGATTTCGGCATCAAGAGGATTCTTGAGAGCAGCCTTAAACTTGATGGTTTCGCCATTGGCCCAAGGTTCGCAAACCTTGTAGTTGGTACTGCCCTCGACGCGACCGGCAAGAACAAGGGCCTTCAACAAACCACCCAAAGGATTGATCCCAGAGTCGAAAAACAACGGAACATCCTCAATCAAAAGCCCAGGAGTAAAATGTCGGTTCTTTCGATTTTTAACCTTCATATTGACGCCCAGCGGAAACTTCGTCTTGGAATTAACGAATTCCTTCGGGGCACCCATCCTGAGCCGTAATGAAGCGTAGTATTTCAAAGCCTCACCGCCACCATGAGTTGTGGTGTCGGGTCCTACCAAAACTCCGATCTTTTTACGCTCTTGATTGACGATGTAAATCGTCGCACCCATATCATTCAGGAAAGGATTCAACTTTCTCAAAATCCCATTGGCACATTTAGCCCGTTCACCAGGACGCTCATGCCCACCTATGGCCTTGATCTGTTCCTTCGTTGGATTTTCAGGAAGATCTGTTTCCAGCCACTCTCGTTTTGTCGGATTTACCCCGATGCTGTCCCAAACAATTCCAATGGGAATGGAGTCCCCGAAGTGCTGTCGGATAGCTTTGACTACCTCAATAATTTTGAATTCACACTCCTCAAGAGTAATGGAGTAGTAAACAGGAAGCGTCTTGGGATTTACATGACCACAACGGGCCGCGAAGTCGGCATTAGCCGAACGCTCACAATCCAACCAGATCGCCACACCTCCCATCCTCTGTACCGCTCCTAAAAAACAATATCCAACAAGCGATTTGCCTGATGCCTCTGGGCCGAATGCTTCGATAATCTTTCCACCAGGATATCCGCCGCCGATAAACCGACCGCTGCAAAGATAATTCAAGGCCAAATTGCCCGAATCTATCCAATAAGGAACGCGACCCGCCTCTTCCAGCGTCTCGCCTCCTGTACTCTCGGCAATCTCTGCCAAGAAATCTTCATCTGTCTTTTTCTTCTTTGCCATCTTTCTCCTTGTCTCGTTCTTCTATAATTTGCCCCTTAATCAAAAAATGCTGAGTGATTTTACCGCCACGAACGGTAATCTCCTCAGCTAACTTAATATCCACTTCTCCATCATTCATTACCACTCGGATAATTGATCCAGGCAGAATGGTGATGGCTTTTGAACCAAATTTCTTCGGATCGATCATGTGAAAACCCTTAGAAAAGAGCCCACTTCGCCCAAAGGGCGAAGTGGGCTTTGCCAAACCTATTCAGTAGGCAGATTCTTGATCTTCGAAAGGAAGTCTTCGGCAGCGAGGCTGCTTGTACCGTCGTCGGATTCGGCAGCTTCGGCTGTCGGCTCTTCGGTAGTTTCGGCGGTTTCGACCTTTTCAACCGTTTCGACTTCCGGCTCAACTTCCACGGTTTCGACCGTTACGGCATCACTCTTCTTCTGATACTTTGTGGGATCGAAACTGGTTTCGGAATCCTGCTTGACGCCCAGATGAACCTGCAATTCGTGATCGAGTTCTTCCGGTGTTTTGAGGACTCGGAGAGCCACCAGATCGTGAAGCTCACTCAACCAAACTTCTACCTCATCAGGTGCCCCAAGAGGCGATTGGTCCAGGAAGCGAGATTGGTCGTAGTTCGGATACGTTTCGGAACCGGATCGCCTGATCGTCTTCATGATCTTAAAGTCTCTTCCGGTTTTCAGGTCGGTTACGTCGCCGTATCCTTCCTCTCCCAACTCTTCATCACCGCAAATCCCTTTCAGGATGATTTGGTGGAGGGTCTTGCCTATAGAAAGAATTTTGGGTCCGACGTTTTTTTGAGTAACGCCGTTTTCATCGACCTCTTCGCGAACGATTACGTTGTAATAGTACCGCTCAATAGGCTTGATTGCACGATACAAAGTTCGCATCTTTAATTGTTCATCGGCGGGCTTTTCCTCCGATTCCTTCCACAGCCATTTCAGATAGTCGCCAATCGGGTTTTCTCCAACCCAGCGGCCATCGATCAGAACTCTGGGATCGTGTAGGCTTTTGCCATTAACGCGATGAATTCTGGTCCATTGATAGAAGGGGTTATTATTTCTGCCAAACATTCCATCCTTGGCGGGCGGCAGCAAACGCACGGTAACACTTCCTTTGCCTTCTGGCATTCGGACGAAATTCTTCAAGAAATCTCCTCTTTGGCCTTCGTCTTTCAGCCGAGTGTGTTCCGCCTTCAAGTCATTCAAGTTAAGTCCTGGCATGTTTGCCTCCGTTAATCAAGTTAATTTGTTGATCTCAGTTATAAGCAACATCGGAAGAAAAGTCAATACGCTTTATAGAAAAAAGCTACGTAGAGAAAAACTAGTCGATAAAATCTTCTAATTTAGGATCAACATGCCACTTATTGATCTGTTTCATGATGTTTTCGAAGCCTAATCCGTGGATATTCTTCCCTGCCATTTTCGCCGCCGCCCACGGAATCCTGTGGGTTTCCTTATCCTTGAGAAACTTCGAAATTTTCTGCATTTGCTCTGGTTCCGCGAATTCGACTTCATAATCGTGGATAAATGCGGCTTCGACGTAGGGCTCCATATGCCATTTTTCGATATTTGTGTTGTCGATAATTATGGGGGAAATTCCCTTTTCCATAGCTTCGACGGCACGCTGGAGATTTTGCTTGTGAAAAACATGCATCAGGTTCTTTTCCTGAGCCCTTTCAAAATTAGCTTGGTACTCTTCTGGGGTATTAGCTTGAAGGTAGTCGTCGGTAGAATAGATAACGCCGCCCTGTTCGTCGGCTATTTTCTTCGCAAGCGTAGATTTGCCGCTACCTGAGATGCCCCGCATCAGAATGAGCTTTTTCTTGGGTTGGTCGTTTTCTAGCCAATTTTTGAAGTCCATACTGTATTTAGCATAAAAAGCCCCTTTTCGCCGCAGGCGAAAAGGGGCTTATCCTCACGGGAATCAAATCCGTGTTAGGCACTCCCGTCTTCTAATCTTTTGGCTTCTGTGGCCTTTTTAGCCAATGCTTCTAGTGTAACAGCATCTCGGGCCGCGATAGTATCGAGTTTTTCTTGGAGAGTTTCGTGACCGTTGGCTTCTAATTCGTCGTTTAACTCGGCTCTAGCTTGGACATCAGCTTCATACTCCTCTTCTAGAGCCTTGAGGATCTCCATGTTGTGTTCTAGTTGCTGCCTCACTTGCTCATCTTTTTCGGCCTTTATCCTCTCTCTGGTTTCGGGCTTCATGTAAGGCTGCTGCTTATAGCTATGTTCGTCGTCAATTTTGGCGACTTCTCGTTCATGTTTTGCCTTTGCCCTCATCTTAGTTCGATTTTTAAGAACCTTCTCTTTTGCCTTTCTCTCACGGGCTTTTTTCTTTTTCTCGCGAAGTTTTTTTCGTGACATTACTTGACCTTCCAATCTCAATTTTTTTAGAACCTCAACATTTCAATTCTGGAATCCCCATCTTTGGTAGTAACCCATACAACCTCCCAATCTTCTGGGATCTTAGACAAAATTGGCTCCCACGCTTTCTTGTATTCTTCCACAAGCCAGCCGTAATTGTCATTAGCAGTTAAAGAGGCACCGACATAAACGTAACAAGCCACGATTCCTTTAAGATCATTTGTTTCTTGATAATCCGCCGTACTAGCGATTCCGACGTATCCTTCTAGATCTTTTTGAGCCGCGACGGATTCTTGATGAATAAAGCACTTCTGGGCTTCTTCCCAACAATCTATTGCCTCCATCATAGGCATTGATTTCGCACCAAATGGCGGGGCATATCTCTTAGTGCCGATAGATTTAACACCAGTTCCCGAAAAATGTCCTTTGAATTGCTCTAATTCCGCTTCCGTAGGCGGGGCCAATTCGACATATTCGATTTCTTCGCCTAGTTCATTGGTCTTGGATTTTGCCTCCCACATTTTATCGATAGTCATCACAATCATATCTTCGACTCCTGGTAACGGTGGTGATGGTATTATAGGAGCAAAGGGATCACAATAATCACAATCGCAATTTTCCGCGTGGTCTTTTCGAAGATTCGGAAAGGTATTCTGATTATAGATGAACTTCTTCTGCGTCCTGCCATCTATACAGGCATATTCAATTTGTACGGATGGCTGTCCTTTTTTATCGGTCCAGGCCATTTCTTCCCATTTTACTTCTTCCATTTCTGTCCTCTCTATCTTAATTCTGGCATCTTTTGTTCTACTTGAGTGGTATTATTCCACAAATCAATCTCTTCGGCGGAATCATTTGCTTCTTTAACTTGATTTGGAACATTTACACCTCGCACAGGCATCGAAAAGTACTCGTTGCTTACTTGAACTTCGCGGCCAGTATCGTCTACCGTTGTATAGCTAATCATGCCGCTACCTTCGATTCTCGTATCCTCTGAAAAGATAGGGTAAGTCTTACCCTGAGTAAATCTAAGTCCTTGCTGTTGGGCTTTTGCGAGCATCGGCAGCATTGGATCGAAGATTTCGTGCCTTATAGGCCTTCTTCCGGCCAATGTGGCGGGCTGCATTGGTCTTGGAGTCTGGACTGGTGCCTGCGGTTTGGGTCGCACTTTTTCCATCAGACTAGGATTCGCGGCCAGCAATTCGGCTAGCTGCGTTTCGGCATCGGATTGCTGCTCTGCTGGCTCTGACTCTACTGCCGCTCCGTCATCGAAGCGGAACTTTCTGTTTTTAATCAAGATTCCATCGGCGGCCTCTCGATAACTCAACTTCTTTTTCACATACTCGTAGATCTCTACATCTACGATCAGGATATTCCGGCGAGCTAGTTGGGCCATGATTTTGCCGCCGAGAACTTCTAGTGGAACTTCCTCGAAATTCTTCCCAATCTTGACCGTTCTTTCCTTCGTCTCTTCGCTATACTCGCCCTTCGAGATTTCTTCTCTATAGTGGTAAATCACTTCAAACATCGTTACTCCTTCTTTTCCTTTTTCGTGCGGAAAAGAGATTTTAGTTTTTCGATAAATATAGGTTGGGCAACTGGTTCGACATTAGTTTCGATGGTATTGGGCTCTTCGCATTCTTCAAGATGCTCGTCCCATTCATCGTCCCATTCTTCAAGTCTGTCTGCGAGGATCTGTATCTTGCGATCATCAGCCGATTCAAAAGCAATGTACTCTACGCGAGTCCTAGTAGGCGGTCTACTAGGCACCCAAACTATACCGACATCAGGAGGAAATGTATTCGCACCTTTTTCTAAATCTCTCCTGAACATGTCTTTGAATGTGTCGAGAAAAGCTTCTGCCTTAAATGGAGGCAACTGCCCAACATCAACGTAAAAAACTAGTAGGCCTTTCATTTCGTTCATTTATTTTCTCCTTCATTCTTTGGATTCATTCTTTGGATTAAATTTTCGGTTTCTTTGGGCGACATCTTACATTAGATAAACTCCGCCTTGACTTCTCTGAGATAGCTTTTTAATCCCAAATTCTCTTTGAAAAAAGTACGTTTTGCTTCGGTCTTGTAAATCGGATGGTGCAAATAATGTGTTGGCGAAACATGGAACTCATTTGTCTTTGCACATGCCATCTTATAGATTTCATAGAACCAATTGTCAGTTCCCTTCGGAGTGGAGTAAACAACACATTTTGCTCCGCACGAAAGCATAGGATAAAGGCATTTCCAACAATCACTCATGTTGTCGATATAAGCAGCTTCATCTATAAATATATGGTCGGCGGCCTTACCTCGGCTAGCCTGGGAATTTTGATAATTGATGACGCTCCCGGTTACAAATCTGGTTTCATGATTTGTATGCTTCCGTACCATATCTCCAAGTTCCATCCTCTTGACGATGTGCCCTAGCATCAATGCCTCTCTATCATACTTTGTCACAAACATTATGTGTCGATCCCATTCCGTCGCCGCCTTCCATATCGCGTAGATCAAATTAAACGTAGTGAAACCACCCTGACGATATTTTTTGAAGATCACGAATCTATGGTTCTCGTAATCATTCAGAAGAACTTTATGATCGGGGAGAATGGTATAGGGAATCCTGCCTAACATAGGGCAGTTCAACATGATGTCTTTTGAAAATTCAACGAAGCCTTGGTCGGGGTCGGGAAAAGTCATCTCGTAAGACAATTCATCCCCAACCGATACTTCGTTTTTAATGGGCTTCTTTTTCTCGGGCTCTAAATTCATCCCGAAAAGAGGTATAAACAAACCTAGCCCGCAAAATTCTCTTCTATTCATTTTGTTTCAACTCCTTCCATTCACATTGACTTACACCAGTTTCTTCCTCAATCTTTCTGGCTTCTCTGACATCCTCGACACTTATCGTATCAGAGTAACCCTTCACATCAATTCTGGTGTAGTACCCTTTGTTGTTACAGGTTTTTCCATACCGCACGGCGATCCTATTATGTTGCTCATCCAGAATTCCCATGATGAACGGACAATAGAAATAGCCCGCGTTATATTGGTCGCCCCTATATCCCATCACAATCACGCTACCGTGTTGGTTTCTGGGATAAATTCGGAGGTTTCCATCTAAGACCCCTCCGACTGATACTTCTTCGAACCCCTCATCGGTCTTAAGAGCCTTGAAAAATCTATCGGGGATAATTGCCCAGTTCGACCGCAAACCAATGGTTTTGCCCGTCTTTGATGCAGCCAATCGAATGAAATCTAAAAACTTCTTCTCGTTCTGCCATTCATGGGTCAATCGAGTTCCGGCAGCAATGGCGGCCAAGTCGTTAAAAATTTCTTGTTGTATCGCGTTTTGAGCATATTCTGCTGCTTTTGCTGTGGCTTCCGCTTCGTGGTCTAAATTGTATTCAGATTTAAGTTCATCTTTTTCGAAGATCTTTTGGACCGGGACATCTAAAAATCGAGTTCTAGAACCTACCGACCCTCGCTTGATGCTGCCGTATTTGTCCCTCCATAAATACATGCAGGTCGGCTCTAGCATTGGTTGCATTGAGACGATCTTAGCCGGTATGCATGATCTGAAAACGCGGTGAATGAAAGGTATGCTCACCCTTCTCCATTGAGGGTTTCCGCCTTCTTCATTTTCATTCCATATCCTCTGATTTTCCAACAAAACCGCTACGCGATCCTGTTCTTCTGAATCGAGGCCGTCTAAAAGGCCAACCCGACCCCATTTAGTCGCTATCTCTACTATTTTGTCTTGCTTCTCTTGTGTCTTCATATCTCTCCTAGTTACTTTTGAATTATGCCCGTACCGTTCCTGGTATCGAACAATACCGGCTCACGATTGACAACTTTGCTGAATGTCATGAATGCTTCGTGTGCTGGCTGGTAACTAGAAAGATAGTCCATTACGATGAGACCATCTAGCGGCATTCGCTGCCATGCTAGATCGAGGTAGTTTCTGTGCAAATCTAGTGACACTTGAACGTTGATGAAAGCCATATCCCACTCAACAGCTTCAAACTTCTCCAAAAATTCCCGGTCGATGATGCTGCCCAAATGATAGGCAAAATCATCTCGATGGAAATCTTTGACATTTGAAACCGCCAATCGTGGGGAATAAGATTCGTCGCCTTCTGGTATAAAGGCGAAAATCTTCTCAACAGATTTGCAGCTTGCAAGGAAACAACAAATGGGAAATCCAAGACCAAGGCCTATTTGGAATAAAGCCCGAGGAGAAATGAACTTACCTAAATGGTAGTAAAACGGAGCATACGTCTGGTCTTGGTATTCAATACTGCGTCGATAGGCTTCTACGGGAACACGTAGCCTATCTAATAAAATACGGGAACTGAGGAGACCTTTCGTTAGTTCCCTGGAAACTTGTTGATGTAGCTCAGGTAAGTCCACGATATTTGACTGATCTTTCTAGTTATAAAAGCCACGGCCCTCGCCTATCGCCTAAATTGCCAAAGAGACTTGACGAGGACCGCTTTATATAGAGTCTTGGTATAATTTTTCCAAAGAAAAAGGAGGATAACACTACACGTTCATGCATCCTCCTTACCTTGACAGGGGTTTTGATACCCAGAGTCACGTTTCGGTTGTGCCTTAAAGCATCCAACCGCCGTATTCCGCAACCCACCGTGATTCACGATGTCTCTTTCATACGGTCTAGAGCCAATCGATCCCGCATCACGGTTGAAGACAGGACCGGTCAAGGCACAAGTATATAGTCGTTGTTTAATTCGTTTCAAAATTGGATTTTAACCAACCTACATAGGATAAAGAGGTGGAACATGCCGATATTCTCAAGAGGCCCGATAAAATTTCCTAAAGTGGAAATCAAAGATAGTTGGATGAAGCGATTGCTTGGTGCTTTAAAAGGCCCCAAACCAGAAAAAGGGCCTGAGAGACGAGTCGATCCCCAAGTCCCAAGATATACGCAATTACCCGAAAAAGTGCGTGTTAGAGGGCCTTCTGGGCGGAGTGTTGTCGCCAGGGTAGCTCATTACGATCCTGATATGGGGCCTCAAGGCATGGTCATGTTGCCCGATGGTAGCCGTTTTGAAGCAGAAAGAGAGCCGCGACGATGGTCGCGGGAACTTGGTTCGGAATTGGGGCTTGGGCGACAACCAGCGGCATTAGTTAGACATGGAAATGAGTTTTATCTGCTCATTCGCGAGGGAATTATGGATTTCAGGACTTGGTTAATGCGAGAAGATTGGCAGCAAGAAATGTTTGCGGGACAAGAAGAAGATTGGGAAGATCTCCAACGATGGACCAAACAACTTACCGATTCAACCGGAGATGTCTATTCCGTGGCGGTTAAGGGAGACGTAGAGGGCTATGAGGATGCAAGAGAAGCCGATATGTTCGTTCTTTACATCAACGGCGATGAAATTACAGAAGGCGATCTTCCTGAAATCAAACAGCGAATCCGCCAGATCGCGAGAGAAGCAGGGGAATATTTGGACTAGCCAATATGATCCCGCCAAGACTTCGGGTTCCAGCAGTCATTTTACATTCATGATTCTAAGTCCAAATAGTCCAACCTAAATCAACAGCAACTTGGAACGTCACAGCCGCAATAAAGTCGGCTTTACAAATAGGGCACACTCTTCGTTCAATAATCTTATTCAAGTGTTTTTTTCTTAATCGCATCCCGCCACATTTTGGACACAACCCCACTTTAGGCATTTTCTCTGCGTGAGGATCTATTTCAACTATCTTGGATGGAGTTTTTTCCTTATTGAAATAGTCTATCGTGAGTGTCGCGGATACTTTCATTATCCCCTCAAATGTTCTTTCGTTGCTTCGGCCAGGGCATGGTTCGTGTGCATGATATCCGAACGCAACTTATCCATTTCCTTACGAACCATATGTCCTCTGCTTTGGGCATTATCGTGGGCCTTATCCCAAGATTTTAAATGTTGCTTTAGTTGTTGGACGCGTTGTTTGGCTAAAATCACTAGGTTCTTGGCATCCTGAACCTCTGGATCGGATTTAGCATGAGCTTCACTAAGCTTGTCTGTGGCTCCGCCTTCTTTGTGTTCCGCGTAAGCCTTCGAATAGACCACATCGTAGTCCGATTCGCGACGTGCCAAAAGATATTCCGCAAGAGATAGCTTTTCAGAAAAGTAATCATACCAAATCGCCAGCCTATCTTGAAATTGGTTTAAGCTTGCCTCATTGAAAAGAAGTCGATCCGCATCAAGTACAATGTCTTCTTGGCCCAAATTAACGACGCGTTTGTTTTCGGGAGGCAAATCTTTTGGATCAATCATTTTTCTAAGATCAGTCATTTTCAGGTTCCTCGTCTTCTTCTGGTGGATCTATACCTATCGGCCCAGATTCGGGGCCGGTGGGTCCTTCGTCATCGCCATAGCCATATGTTTCAAATTTCGCTCTGGTTTCTTTGCCCTTCTCGCCATCAGGAGGTTGAGCTTGGGGCAGATCATTTGTACGAATAACCGTTTCGTTTTGTTCCCTTTTAATCTTGTCGCTATATCGACTTTCCGAAATTTCCCTCATAGCCAAAGTCGTCTTGCCTTCATCGTCGTCTTTCTGTTTGATATCATATTCAATATGAAAAATATACCGACTCTTACCATGCCGATGTTTAATTACAAAAACCCTGGCTATGTTTGCTTTCTTCTCGAAATGGGTTTGGTTGATAGACCAACACCCGTCGAGCGGCCTAATTTGACCGAACGCATCGGCCAATTTGTCATCATCAATAACCCCGGTTTGAAGATTGCCAAAGCGATCCTTCATCTCCTGAGCCTCGCGTGCCCCCTTATTCGGCTGCATCGCGGTGAGAACGCAAACCTCTTCCTCAGAGGCCAATCCACGCAAATCTCGGACAATTCGGTATCTCGATTCCCAAGTCGGCATATTGGGATAGTCTTTCATTTCACCTATATAATCGACAATTAGAAGATCCGGCTTAAATCCGACCAAGGATAATTGCTGCAAATAAGCCCGAAGTGTATTGACATCCATCGTCCCTGGTGCGAATTGCTTAATGATGAGCAACCGAGGATCTTCTTTGTCCTTCACTTCCTCTTCAAAAGCTTTCTTAATCAGATCTTTATTCTCATTCAGTTTGTTAATATCGACATCAGCAATTTGGGCATCAAATCGTTCGGCAATCTTTCCCTCATCCATTTCCAACGAGACATAGAGAACCCTCTTCTCCAGTTTCGTCACGTTTAAGACAGAAGCCCGAACCAAAGCCAATGACTTCCCTGTACCACTTAACCCAATCCAGGAGTATATCTCACCTTTCGTAGGACCGCCGCCAAGAAGAGCCTCGTCTATTTTATGGAATCCGGTAGTGAATACTTCCCTAACCTCTTCTTCATCCATGTTTTCATAGCGTTCCTCATAAGAAGCAAAATAATCCAACCCAGGATCGAAATTCTTATCGACTAACAAAGCATCCCGAAGAATCGCCTGAATGTTCATCCAGGTGCTATCCGATTCGGGGTCCTTTTTGATCTGGGCGAAACATTGGCTAAAAGCCACCTTCACCGACTGCATCTTTGCGAAATTGACGATCTTATCAAGAAGATAATCCCTTGATTCGATACCGGGGGTATAATGGTCATAAACCATTCCAAGTTCTTGTAGGTAGTGGATCTTAACCTCGTCGCTTTTCCCCTCTATTGCATCTTTAACTTCCTGAACGATCCACAGCTTTTTCGGTAAAACCTTGTATTCATTGAAGTGCGTAAATAGAAGTTTGCAGATGAGCTTGTGAACCTCGTCCGTAAAATAATTGGGTTTCACAAGTGGCAAACTTTGTATCAGAAAATGCTTATCACTGACAAGCATCGCCAGGATGTATCTTTGGAACTGCTCGTCCCATCGAAACTCGGCATCATCGTCACTGTCTGGATCGGTCAGACCCGCGAGTTGTTCTAGTTCCTCTGGTGTCAAATCATCGGCTGGATCTACAAAATCGTTCTCTATCCCCATTCAAATCCCTCATCGTCTAAAAGTTGCATAAATTTCTCGTTGGCGGCCAACAACACTTTGGCAGTTTCTCTAAGATTCGCATGATCTTCGACCTTAGACGCTTCATAAGCGATATCAAAAACTCCGACTGGCCGACCTACATTGAGTTCCATGAATTCTTCTAGTTTCACGATAACCTCCAATCAATCTAGAAAGATCGGCGTAAAACGATCACGCCTTGATCGAAATTTTTCAGATTAGATAAGAGATATGATATCAGAAAATCATAATTACGTCTAGGTAGAAAATCAATCGGCCCCTAGATAGTCAAATTCCGATAACGAAACGGAATTTGCTCGGATAGTTTTCTCCCTAGTGATTTTCTTTCCTAGAGCTTTTTGACGATTCCAGGTAATTGCCTTGCAATAGGTGGTGAATTTGGAATCGATTTTGAGAGGAGCCCTTCTAGAAGGCCTCGCTCTCGCGGGCACGTAATACCGCACCAACTTCTCAAGAATCTGTTCTTGATGTGGGCCGTACTTCTGCTTATTCGCTCCGTGCCGCGTTTTGTTGTTCCACAGATACCTGAGTTGTCTCACAACTTCCATCGTGAAATTGTCATTGACATACTGCTCACACAACAAAAGACATTGCTCGATATAGACCTGTCGCTTGTAGTACGAGCCTGCCTGTAAAAGTGCAATCCTTAGTTCTTGTGCGATGTCCTCATGCGAATCTGTGTGATTGTTCCGATTGTTCTTTTTGATTAGCTGCCACCCTGCATAATTCGCCAGTTGCCCAAACTTGTCATCCAATAACTGATATTCGCTTTCTGTGATTGGGAACCGTTCAGCGATTGACTGCATTTATCTCCTTGGTTAGTTCGTTTAAACAAACGCCTACTTCGCAGGCAGTAGTTAATTTCAAGTTTGGGTACAGTTTATCGCTAGATTCAAGTATTGATGTTCCAAGGTCATGTAGTTTTTTAACATTGGTCTTGTGTACAATTATACAAAACCCATCATGCAGATGGAACGCTAATTTAGCCAAATTCTTAATATTTTCGTACAATTTAACTAGTTTAGCCAAGCATATGGTCGATGCCGGTGCTTGAATTACGAAATTTCGATTCTTATATTCGTTACCCTGTTCGAATTGACGACGACGACCGAAACAGTCAATTCCGTAGCCGTCTTCTAAAAACTGGCCCTTTACCCACGAAAAGGCGGTTGGAAAGGCTTTGTACAGCCTATCTAGCAGAGTAGCTGCCGTTTTTTTGTCTGTTTTCAACCTTTCCGATAGAGTTGCCGACCCCATCCCAAATATTGCGGGGAGGAATATCTTTTTTGCCCTTTTGCGGCTATATTTGTCGGGTTTCAGGCCCGTAATTCTCTGCCAGATCCCTTCATACGCGTCGTCCCCTGATTTTAAGATTTGTCCGAGAGCCGGATCTCCCGAGAGCCATTGAAGGACGGATACCTCCATATTGCAAAAATCGAAATACATGAAAACGTCATCATATCCGATGGGACGCAATCGTTCTTTAATACCCTTGTCCATCGTATGGGGGACATAGTTTTCAGAAAAAGCACGATAGGATTTCATCCTGCCGTTTACTTGGCCTTCTAGCTCATAGTAGGGATACACATGCTCCTTCTTAGACGTATCGGCCAGAGGATTAGTTTCCATCGCCGGAATGACCTCCTTAATCAACGGCTGATATACCTGCTCGTAGATCGGTTGGAAAGTGTCCCACGACGGCAACGCGATCATCTTGACTAATCTTTCCTTGGCCTCTTTGATCGTGGCGGGCGGAGAATTGTCGAAGCCCATGAATCGCTCGATGATCCGCAAATCCCAAATCGGACCAAAATTCAAATTGCTGCCGGTGATTCCCCGAAAGTACGAATAGAGCGGCTTGATGTCCCAACCCACTATCAAAGAATTTTCGGAGAATTGGTAAGGGAAAGAAGAAAATTCCCTTAGAAGTTCTTCGGAATCGGTAAGAAGTGGCAGCGAGACTTTAAGACCGCCACCTTGAATGATGAGCTTCGCAGATTTTTGAGGACTGGTAAAATCTGGAACTTCTGGATTAAGCCTTAAAAAAAGATCATGTCCCTCAATCTTCGTCAGGGCTTGGGAATATGTACTCATCGTTTACGTTTTGACCACCTAATTCTACTATCGCTAAAATTGCCATCGCTGCAACCGAAATTAGTTCCGCATCATCCGGCTTGTCTGCCTTGACCGTATCCCACCATTCTTGAAGTTCCTCCAAAATTACAGCAAAAGCTTCGTGCGTGCTATGAAACGACCCGTGTTTTGCCCTGGCTCTGTCGCATTCATCCAAAACGGCTCTCATAACTGCCGAGTACTTATCTTCAAGTGACACAATCAATCTCCTTTTGAAACAATGATATCATTATCCTTCGAATTAGTCAATTTAGCTTTTTCCCCTTTTAAAATCAATTTTGGCTTTCCGACCTACATCAATTTTAACATTCCTACATCGTTTACAAAACCATGATGCGTTGCGTTCCCTAAAAAAAGCCAATTCAATTTCAAACTCATCTGATCTGACGGTAAATTGCTTTTTACAACAATCGCACCACGGTCGTACAAAACGAGAAGTCTTAGAGTGCCTTTTCCTTTTCGGTATTTGACTTATCAACATCTCCGATAGCGGAAGAGGAAGCATAGGAATTGGAAATGTGCTATCTCTTAGCCAAGTATAAACTATCCCAGACTTATGAATACTTGGTGGTACTACAGAATGATGTCTTTTACCCCGAAACTCAATCCCCTTGATTACCACTCTTGTAAGCCATTGGTGCGGATTTAAGAAAAGATGATGCCTAGATTTGCTACTTCGATAAATTGGATGAGGATAGTCTTTTAACAGATCATCTAACAAGTCATTAGATTCAGGTGTATCCGCCTCAAGGTCTATCACATCCCCCAAAAGAATACCCAAACTACAATCAGGATACTTTTTCACGATCTCAATAGTTGCAACCTTACTCCATGCTTTATTCCATCCCCTCTGAAAAGGCTTCTTACTAGATTTTCGAATAGCTATTGGCTTAAGACCAAGTTTTACGTAAGCCTCAACGAAGTCTAACAACATCACTCTGCACCGAGGTCTAGGCCTAATGGGTTCCGTCTTCCTCATTAGGTTATAGTTACTAGTATAAGCACCATTTTGGACTTACAAGCAAGAATACTAGCCGTAGAACATATTCTTGACGATCTCAGTCCCGCAGATATAAGTTCCTCGTAAGACTTATGGCCGGGCAGGGTTAGCCCTCTGCGATCTTAGCCTTATTGAAAACAAGTAGGTGCATCCACTAGTCTCAATAAGGATGATCTAGGATCATCTAGCAGTTTATTTGTTTTCTTCAAAGTTCTGTAGTTCTTTTGTTTTTCAAGTTTGTCTAATTATATCCATCTTCAACCCGCCAGTCAAGGCGGTTTGACGCCCGCCCACTCAGGCGGGTTTTTCTAACTTAGTGTCTATCTTGATTTTTGTCAATAGATCGTGTATATTTTTTGTATGTCTATTTTTCGGTTCCCTGGTGGTAAGACTAGAAAAAATGTAAGGAACAGAATTCTAGCCAAAGCACCGGATTTCAAGTCATATCGAGAGCCTTTCACAGGCGGTGGTGGTATCTTCTTTTCTATACCACAACATGTAGATCGTTGGATCAATGACATCGACAAGAATCTAATATCGGTCTACTTGGCCTTGAAGTTTAGTCCTGACGAATTTATCAGTAAATGTCGAAGTATTCATCCTCATAAAGAGGGGGAAGCCCTTACGTCTGCAAGGCCTGGAGGAAAGAAAATCTACAATGCAAGACTGAAAAAGATTTTCGATAAGTTCAGTTTCGATGAAGAAATGGATCAAGCCTTGCGGTATTTTTTTGTAAATCGAACCGTTTGGGCAGGGCGGGTAAATTACGATCTTCCTTCAAGGATGTATTTTTCAAACCCTCAAGGATGGAATATTGTCAAGACAAAAAAGCTAGAAAAAGCCGCTGAACTATTGAAGAATACGTTTATCACGGTCGGAAGTTATGAGCCACTTTTAACCCATCCTGGGGATGATGTTTGGGTCTACTGTGATGCTCCATATTTGGTCAATACCAATATGCCTCGGTCATCGCAGTTGTACAAGTATGGATTTACTATGGAAGACCATCAAAAGTTCGCGGAGATGGTACGACGGTCCTCTCACAAAATTTGTATCAGCTACGACGACGATGAAGAAGGAATCATTAGAGAATTGTACAAAGGTTTCTATATTGATGAAGAGGAATGGGCCTATTGTGGGACCTCTTCTGCCGATGGTTGTTCAAAGACCAAACGGCAAGGTAAGGAACTTTTGATTACGAATTATAAAGGAAAGTGATGGCAATCCCCGAGTTTTTTGAGTCTGTGTGTTGTGAGTGTGGAACTAAAGAAGGTCCAATGCTTTTGGCGACATGTTCGAGTACGGGCCGTATCTGTAAGACTTGTTCAATAGGTAGAGGCAATTTAATGAAAAAAGATATGAAAGAAGCAACCCTCGCGAAGGCTGAGGAATTAGACGCCGCGTTGTTAAAAATGGCATTGATTAAAATTTTGGAACAATCCTTTGATACTACGAATGAATTGGGTGAGTATATGAGTCTTGAAGGATACTTCCGCGTCGAAGTCATCGAAGTTCAAAATACGATTCGTGGAATTATTCTCGCTGCCGAAGAGATGAAGGAAGAGATATGAAAGATCTGACGAATCTCGTATTGATCCTCGCGGCTTATACGTTGGGATATTTTCACACCGGAGCCATTTATTGGCTTCAATACCTTATAGGTCTTTGCGTGGTTCTTTATGCGTGGTTTGCGTTCAATATGGTAGTAAAGCCCGTGCTGTTAGAGAATCCCGAACGAAAAAAGATGACAGATGAGGAATGGAACCAATGGATTGAAGATTGTTTTTTCCTTCAACACCATCTGAATATGGGATACAATGAAATTAAAGCTTTAACGGTAAAAGAAAGACGTGTCTTAATCGATAAGTTCATTGAAGAGAAGGGTGGGGATGGTGCATAATTCACGTTTTTCGTGAATAAGTGGCATCAAGCACCCACTTCGCCTACGGCGAAGTGGGTGCTTTTTTATAAGTCAATGATATCGCCATAGGTAGTGTCCGACGAATATTCACACTGTCGGCATTCGACAAAATCCGGCCATGTTATGAACTCGCCATCTTCATCAAGAGGGATACCACAATCAAGTTTTTTTCGACGCTTTTCTTCCCAATCCATTTCACAAACGACGCTTGTTTCCCAATTCTTGTGGCCGCAATGAGGACAATCCCAAGTCCAAGCGGCGGCTAGTTCTATTGGGTGTGTCATTAAATAGCACCATTCCTCGATTTCTTCTTCTGATTGCTCGGTTTTGACGTGAAGAACGATCTTTTTGCCGTCGCGTTCTTCGAAAAGGACGCCTAGCCATTTTTCCTTGGCGGCTAGATAGTTATACTTCGCTTTTTTCATGATTTAGCCATATCCATGACAAATGACATAAACGAACAAGCCAAATACGGTAATCATGATGGCACAAATAATTCCGGCTAATATATCTCCGGTTTCAATCATACCCCATATACAGCCGCCCCATGTAATGACGATAGCGAAAACAAGACCAATCCAATCGTATCTCTCGGGGTCTGGTAGACTTGGATCAGGTTTTTTCATTTTCTCGGTCCCGCATTTATCGCATTTCATCTTTTTCGTAAAAGCCATGCAAAAGGGTGTCTT